GATATTTCAGGCACGACGACAGCGACGGAAGTTCCCGTGTCTAGGGTTAATGGAGTTACGCCTACAAGGCTCGCGATTGGCGGTGGTGCAAATTCTGGCACAGGCAACTTCGGCACCTACCCAGCATTCTTCGGCGCACGGAACGGCGCGGCCTTTTTCTTCAACGGACGCGAATACAGTCAATTCGCCATTAACCGCCTGCTGACCGCAAATGAACTGAGCCAGCTTGAACGCTGGACGGCGCAAAAGACGGGGGTGACAATTCCATGATGACACTCACGATTGCTTGCCCAGAAGCGCACATAGCGCAGGGAAACCAGTTTAGCCGCTGCGTGGGGCTTGGGCCTGACGACGACAAGACCTTTGGCCTGCCGCTGTGGCAAGACGCGCAGGGCCACCGCTATGCCGTGGCGTCTGGCCTTGTCAGCGATACGTTTGCTGAGATCGCGACGGGCGAACTGGTCGCACCTTCGTGGGACTGCGACATGGATGCAGCACGGGTGGCGCAAGCCATGATCCGGCTTGGCGAACAGGCCACGCCCGACACAATCGCGGCACATTTCGGCGATGCAACGGCGGCATTGATTGCGATGGGGCTGGTACCTGTGCCGCCAGAAGGAGAAATAGAATGAAAGCCTTTTTGCTAACATCTCTGTTGTTCCTTTCGGCTTGCAGCATTCCTCTCGACAAACAACAACATTTTGCTGCCGGGGCTGTTGGTTCCGGCATTGCATATCTAGCTACAGATGACCCAAAAGCCGCTTGGGCTACAGCTGCTGCAATGGGGGCTGCTAAAGAAGCCTATGATGCAACAGGACGTGGGCAAGTGGAAGCTGAGGATTTTCTAGCTACAGTTGCAGGAGCTGCCATTTGGCAAGCTGTTCATTGTCTTCGTTACGACTGCTAAGGAACAAAAATGAAACTTAGTAAAGAACAACGAGCAGCTCTAGAAGCAGCTGGCTACAAAATCTCTAAGAGCGGTAAAACCGTTGAAGGAAAGAGTGGTGGCACTATTGGAGGGATCAACGAGAACGGAAAGTTCTTTGCTGGTTCCCAAAAAGTGATGGACATCCTCCGTAATCCGCCTAAAATTGAAGCTCCTAAACAAGCTCCTGCTCCTCGTCCTCGCAGGGAACCTGCTGCTAAGCCTTCTAGTCCTCGGCCTAAAGCTCGTCCTGAGCAACCTAAACCAAAAGTGTCGAGTGGTCGAGGAGATGGTGCAGCTGAAGCAGCTCGTCGTCGAGCTGACGCTAAAGAAAATGAAAAGAAATCTGTTGCAGGGGCTGTAGCCGCAACTGGTGCTGTCGCAGGAGCTGCCGCTATTGGTGCAGCAGCTGCCCGTAAGAAAGCACGAGACGTACGTCGCGTACAAGCTTCCCCTCGTGGAACAGCCTACAACCCCTCTTACACAGGCAAGCCTAAGATGGCAGAGGGGCCTCAAGGCCGTTATGCCACGGGTGTAGGTCGTCCTCGTGGCCCTAGCGCTGCTGGGGCAGCTCTTAACCCCGGTCGTTCTGCCCGTCGTCTTGCAGGGGGTCGTATGAACTCCCTTGACCCGCGTAACAACCCCTATAAACTTGACTAAGGAATTGCTATGACAAAGACCTTAACAGACCAACAAAAATTGTTCCTAGAGGTCTTGTTCGATCAGGCTGGTGGGGACGCTCTTAAAGCTAAAAAGCTCGCTGGGTATAGCGATGCCTACCCCACCAGTGCTGTTATCAAAACCCTTCAAGACGAAATTGTAGAGGCCACAAAAGCCTATCTTGCTCGTAATGGAGCTAAGGCTGCTATTGGTTTGGTAGGCGTTCTTGACAATCCAATTGAGTTGGGAGTTAAAGAAAAACTTGCAGCTGCCAAAGACATTCTTGATCGCATTGGTGTCTCAAAAACCGAAAAGGTTGATGTAACGTCAAACGGCATTTTTATCTTGCCCACTAAAAAGAGCGAAGAAGATGACTTTTAAGCGTGACCTAGCAAAAGAGTATCGTGAGCACGGGTCTACCCCGGAACAAAAGAAACGTCGTGCTGCTCGTAATGCTGCTCGTAATGCTGCTATTAAGGCGGGAAAAGTAAAGAAGGGAGATGGTAAACACATTGACCACAAAAACTTTGACCCCACAGATAACAGACCTTCCAACCTTCGTGTTGTTGATAAGAAAACCAACCTTAAAAGACAACCAAAGCGTAAAGGACGAAAATGACAATCAGCGAAGCAGATAATCTGGCACTAGCTGATGGGAAATGGGTCCCTATTCCTCGTCTCTCTCGTGTAATCCCTTTTGGGTATGAAGTTGACCCAGAGGACCCAGAAGTTCTGCTTCCTATTCCCATTCAGCTTGAAGCCTTGGAAGCGGCTAAGAAACACATTAAACGATTTTCATATCGAGATGTAGCAAATTGGATTACGGCTGTCACTGGTCGATCTATCTCCCATATGGGACTGAAGAAGAGGCTGGAAATTGAACGAAACAGACGATCAAAAGCTCGCTCTCTTGAAAGCTGGGCCAATAGGCTTGAAGAAGCTAAAGCACGGGCAGAAACATTCAGACAGAAGCGCATCGGGGCGAAAGAGGAAGACGGACACACCCCCTCCTAAGCCAACTGCTCCTGCTATTTTAACGCTGCCTGATTTTGAGCTGGGTTCTGAGGAAGCTGAGCGGGAGGTTATTTTTAAGCCTAACCCCGGCCCTCAAACTGAGTTTCTAGCCGCCCCTGAACGTGAAGTGCTCTACGGCGGAGCTGCCGGAGGCGGCAAAGCCCTTGAAATCACTACAAAAATCCCTGTGCCACTTTCTACAGAGAGTTCGGGGTTCAAAGAGCATGGACGACTTCGTGTTGGTGATGAAGTTTTTACACCAGATGGTAGTATTACTAAAGTTACTCAAGTCCACCCAGTAGTCAAAAGCAAGTCTTATGCAGTAAAGTTTTTTTCTGGGGAGGGAATTGTTGCCCACCCAGAACACCTTTGGTCTGTAATAAATACTGTTACAGGCAAAAAAGAAATTTTGTCTACAGAGTACTTGTCTAAAAACTACAAGTCTGCAAACGGAAGAAAGCTTTACTACATCCCTGTCTGTCAACCTATTTTTGGTGACGAAAAGCTGCCAATTGACCCCTATCTTTTTGGGTGTTGGTTGGGGGATGGTACTTCTACCACAAATCAAATTGGGATGGCAGAGGAAGATTTTGTAGAAATCTTACCTTATCTCCCTCCCCCAACTTCTAAGAGGATTGACCCAAACCCTCTAAGAGCAAAACCATTTCTAGTTTGCCGTTTTGAAGAGCTTAATAACTTGTGGAAACTTGGGGTCTATAAAAATAAGCACATCCCAGCTATCTATAAACGAGCTTCTGTAGAGGATCGTTTTGAGCTTCTTCGTGGGCTGCTTGATACAGATGGCACTGTAGACATTCGTGGACACATTTCTACTGGTTTTTCTGATAAACGTCTGGCAAATGACTTAATTGAACTTGTTAACAGCCTTGGTCTTAAAATGTCTCTTCACACGAAGAAGACAAAATGCAAAGACCATTACCGGGGGAATATTTACTCAAACACGCCTTTGTTTAAACTTCCTCGTAAGCTTGTAAGACAAAGTGTAGCCAAAGTTACAGAAATTACTAAGAAAAGGTTTATTTACAGTATTACGGAAAGTGATGTCTGTGAAATGAACTGTATTAGCGTAGAAAGCCCTGACGGAGAGTATCTTGTGGGTTCAACCTTTGTTACGACCCATAACAGTTACGCTATCCTCGCAGACGCTCTTCGTGACCTCCCTCACCCGCAATTTCGTGGTTTGATTGTTCGTCGAACTACAGAGGAACTTAGAGAACTGGTTCAAAAGAGCCAAGAGCTTTACCCAAAAGCTATTCCCGGAATTAAGTGGTCAGAACGAAAAATGGAGTGGAGATCGCCTTCTGGCGGCTCTCTTTGGCTTTCGTTTCTAGAACGAGATCAAGATGTTTCTCGTTATCAAGGGCAAGCTTTTAACTACATTGCTTTTGACGAACTTACCCAGTGGCCCACTCCTTACGCTTGGAACTACATGAGGTCTCGTCTCCGCACAACAGCACCTGACCTAAAACTGTACATGCGTGCCACAACCAATCCGGGTGGCGCAGGAATGAATTGGGTCAAAAAAATGTTTGTTGACCCCGCCCCTTGGGGAAAAGCTTTTTACGCTACAGACATTGAAACAGGTGAAACCCTTGTTTGGCCTAAAGGCCACTCTAAGGCTGGACAACCTCTGTTTAAACGTCGTTTCATTCCTGCTCGTCTTTCTGATAACCCTTATCTCTACGACAGTGGAGACTACGAAGCTAACCTGCTTTCGTTGCCAGAAGCAGAAAGACGTAGGCTGCTTGAGGGCGACTGGGATGTTGTAGATGGTAATGCTTTCCCAGAGTGGAACAGAAAAATTCATGTAGTGGAGCCTTATGAGATTCCCTACAGCTGGCGTCGTTTCAGAGCGTGTGATTTTGGCTATGGAAGCTATTCTGCTGTAATTTGGTTTGCAGTGACGCCTGAAGAACAGCTGGTTATTTACAGAGAGCTTTACGTCTCTAAAGTGCTTGCACCTGATCTAGCAGATATGATCCTCGAATTAGAGGCAGATGATGGCCCCATCAGTTATGGGGTTCTAGACAGTTCGTGCTGGCACAATAGAGGTCAGATTGGTCCTTCTATTGCTGAAGCTATGATTGCTCGTGGTTGTAGATGGAGACCTTCTGATCGTAGTAAAGGTGCTCGTGTAGCAGGAAAGAACGAAGTTCATAGGCGTCTACAAGTAGACGAATACACAGGTGAGCCAAGGATGGTGGTGTTTTCAAATTGTATTGAAACCATTGCCCAGCTTCCTGTTATCCCCCTAGATAAAAACAACCCAGAAGATGTAGACACAAAGAGTGCTGACCACATCTACGATGCCATTCGTTACGGGGTAATGTCCCGCCCACGCTCTACTGCTTGGGACGTTAACCCAGACACAGTTAAACACTACAGACCCGTTGACTCAGTCTTCGGATATTGAGGATAGTTTATGGAACCTGATGAAATGCTCTACGAGGACCAAGGCGTAGACGCCATTGAAGACGGCTCTCAACAATACGACGAGGCTGTGGCGTTTGTTCGTGAACGGTTTGAACGAGCTAAAACTAAAAAGCTTGCCGATGAAGAGCGTTTCCTTCGTTGCTATCGTAACTTCCGGGGACTGTATGGTCCAGATGTTCAGTTTTCTGAAAACGAGAAATCTCGTGTTTTTGTAAAAGTTACGAAGACGAAGGTTTTGGCTGCTTATGGGCAGATTACAGAGGTTCTGTTTGGTCAAGGCCAATTTCCCATCTCTGTTGATCGTACAAAGCTTCCAGACGGCATTGCTGATAGTGTGCACTTTGACCCACAAGAGCCTCCTCAAGCGGCTCCTAGTGCCCCTACAGCGCCTCTGTTTGGCACTCGTGATGGTCCTCGTCTTCCTCCCGGTTCTACAGCTATTAGCCTCGGCGCAATGGCACAAAAGCTAGAGCCTGTTGCAGACAAACTTAAAGAAGGTCCGGGAACAACCCCCACTGCTGTTACATTCCATCCCGCAGACGTTGCGGCCAAAAAGATGGAAAAGAAAATTCAAGATCAGCTTGAAGAGAGTGGGGCTTCTAAACACCTTCGTTCCTCTGCATTTGAATGTGCTCTGTTTGGCACTGGTATTCTTAAAGGTCCCATGGCCCTTGACAAGGAATATCCCAAGTGGAACGATAACGGTGAATACGAACCCCTCAAAAAGATTGTCCCGACAGTCTCGCATGTTTCCATCTGGAACTTCTACCCAGACCCAGATGCAGCTAACATGGATCAGGTTGAGTATTGTGTTGAACGACACAAAATGTCTCGTAAAGACCTAAAGGACCTTAAGAAGCGTCCTTTCTTCCGTGAAACAGCTATTGACAATGCCATTGACATGGGACCTGACTACCAGCGTGAATACTGGGAAAGCGTTATGGAAGATGACAATGGTCATCCTGACGTTGAACGGTGGGAAGTGCTTGAGTATTGGGGCTATATGGAAGCTAAGCATCTTCGTGAAAAAGGTGTCAAGGTTGACAGAGACGTAGATGACAATGAGCTGTTGAATGTAAATGTGTGGACTTGCCACAACGAAGTTCTTCGTTTGGTAATGAACCCTTTCCAACCTGCTCGTATCCCCTACTACGCTGCTCCTTACGAAGTTAATCCCTACAGCTTCTTTGGTATTGGTGTTGCCGAAAATATGGAAGATACGCAAATCCTAATGAATGGATTTATGCGTATGGCTGTGGATAATGGTGCTCTCTCTGGCAACCTTGTGTTTGAAATTGACGAGACCAATCTTGTTCCGGGCCAAGACCTTTCTATCTATCCCGGCAAAGTGTTCCGTCGTCAAGCAGGTGCTCCCGGTCAGGCATTGTTTGGAACTCAGTTCCCAAATGTGTCTCAACAAAACATGATGTTGTTTGACAAAGCTCGTATTTTGGCGGACGAAAGCACAGGGTTGCCTTCCTACTCGTATGGTCAAACGGGTGTTATGGGGGTTGGTCGTACAGCCTCTGGTATTTCGATGCTTATGAATGCAGCTAATGGCTCCATTCGGACAGTTGTGAAAAACCTCGATGACTACCTACTTGGTCCTCTTGGTCGTGCCTTGTTTGCGTTTAACATGCAATTTGACTTTGACGCTGAAATCAAAGGTGATTTGGAAGTGTCTGCTCGTGGGACGGAAAGCCTTATGGCGAATGAAGTTCGTAGCCAGCGGCTGATGCAGTTCTTGGGTGTTGTTTCTAACCCAGTGCTTGCTCCATTTGCTAAGCTCGATCAGATTGTTCGTGAGATTGCTAGCTCCCTTGACTTGGATGCAGATAAGATTACCAACAACATGGCAGACGCTGCATTGCAAGCAGAAGTTCTTAAGGCATTTATGCCTCCTACAGGCCCACAGGGAGCCGCTGGTGGCCCCCCTTCCCCTCCGGGCAGCCCTCTACCTCCGGGAGTTCAAGTGGGGGATACACAAGGCTCTGGTGGCGGTATGATGGGCACTGGTAGTGTCCCATTGCCCGGAATGCCGGGGTTTAGTGCCAACACAGGTGGTATGTCACAATGAGCCTAAAGCAGCTAGTTAACTCCCACGACGTTTATCAAGCTTTTTTAGGATACGTCAAAGGAAAAATAGAGCTGCATCAACGAAGTTTGGAAGTAGCAACCGAGACAGTGGACATTCATCGTCTACAAGGGCAGATCATTGCCCTTCGTCGGTTGCTCTCTCTTCGTGATGAAGTTAATGTGATGGAGAAATGACTTGGACAATTGGGAAGAAGATTTTAACTGGATGGGAGATGGGGAACCTACCCCTAAAGCTAAAAAGCCTTCTCCCCTAGAAACTGTCCGTCCTTTTGAACGTCCTATGACGGCTCAGCCAAATGATCGTATGGTGGCTGAAGACGAACTTGGTAACAAGATTTACGAAACAGACACTGGACAGCGTTACACTATCCGTCCTGCGACAGCCGAGGAAAGTCGAACAACTAGAGCTAAAGTTGAAGACTGGATTGACGAAGGTGCTCCTCTTCCTAGTGGAGAGCAGGTTCTAGAAGCTCTTAAGCAAATGCCTAAAGCAGCTTACGAAAGTGCTGCTAGTGCTGTTCGTGGAACAGGAACTGTTGGTGATGCCCTTGGCATTATTCCTGTTACAGGTGCTGTTGGTGCAGCTTCTCGTATAGGACAAGCTGCTGACCCTAGTGTTATTAGTGCTATGGGAGCTACACATCGTGTGCCTTCGTATAAAACTAAGGACCCGTCAGCACAACAAAGTTTGGTTCACGGTGAGTACCGAGACCTTCCTAATAAAATTTGGTTTTCTGATCCTCTTGCAGAAATTATACTGGAAATGGAGGTCCCTAATAACGGCCTTAAAGGTTCTCAGCTTATTAAAGAGTTGCAAGACAACCCGACTGTCAGAAATTCTCAACTTCGGTCTGAAGACTGGTTAGAGGCTATTGATCCTCAAAAACGTTACACCAAGCAAGAAATTCAAGACTTAGTTGAGGGAAAAGGTTGGTTTACATTTGCCTCCCCTGCAAAAAAATACAGTTCACATCAACGTCAATATAACCTTGTTGACCAAGAGGTTCAAAACTCTTACGGAGGGACGAACTACGTTGAATATGCAATCCAAAGTGCCCCAAATTACGATCAAAAAGGTTTTAAAGCTTACTCTCAACATTACACAGATGATACAGTCGCCCATGTAAGACTTAGCGAAAGGCTTTCAGGGAATGAAGGCTATGTTCTTATTGAGGAGCTTCAATCCGACCTTCTTCAACAAGGGTTTGTAAAACCCGGTCAAAACTGGGACAAACTTAAAGAGGATTACCTAAAGACTGTCGAAGACCCTGTTCGCTATGAATTTATGCGAGGTCTTACAGAAAAAGACCTCGAAATATATAACACTCCTACAGGAGAGTTGTCAGAGGAAGTTGTCTCAGGGTACTTTAAGGGCGATGTAAACAATTTTAACAATTTTTACGAAACAATTCTTTCTCGACAAGGACTTGAAAATACTGCGGTAAACCGTGAAGAGGTTAGTGCAGCTTTAGATCAACTCGATAGCGATATTGGAGTGTCCTCTAAAGCAGTCCTCCCTCCTGTGGCTAAGACAGAAGAAACTGTTCGACTTGGTATTCAAGCTGCTATGGCTCATGCTTACAACAAAGGCATGACAAAGGTTGTGATTCCCCCGTTTGATGAAATTGTCAATAAACGGTTTAAGAGAGGTTCTGGTGAATTTAATGAAGCTATGGACCCTAAAAGTGGTTTTTATGCCACTTACGTAAAAGGTGTTCAAAAAGTTCTTCGTAACATGCAGGAAGAGTTTGGAGATAAAATTCGTGTTGCAAGCAGGGACATGGAATATGATCCAAACAAAAAAGAAAACGACTTTGGGATTTGGGAACCTGACACTGACCTAGGTTGGGTGCCAAGAGACCCACAAGAAATGTTTTTTCAAGAGCGTTTTCGTAACTTTTTTTCAGATGAAGTTGAAAGGCTTAATGTAGGCGTCTCAAGAGTTTTTGGGAGGAAGGCTTTCCAAAAACTAGATGAAATTGGGGAAAAAATAGCCAACAAGGGTGATAGAGATGTTTCAGAGGTTTTAAGTGAAGAGGAAGAACTTTTCTTTACGGCTTTTAAATACGCTTTGTGGGAGACCTACGGCAACGTAAATTTGATTTCAGCCTTTCGGGAAGTTGCCGAAAATCAAATCCCTCTTAGTCAAGCTTTTTTTAACCAAATAACTCCCAAGCCTAAACTTAAAACAGAGATTAAACAGGGTATAGAAATTGATTTTCAAGGTCTTGTTGATCAAGGTTATGACCTAACCCGACCACGTTTTGCAGAAGGAGGTATGGTGGAAAACATCGACCCAATTAGCGGGAACCCAGTGCCTCCGGGCGCAGCTCCCAAAGAAGTTAGGGATGACGTTCCTATTATGGCCTCTGAAGGCGAATACGTAATCCCAGCTAATGTTGTTCGTTATCTCGGTCTTGAGCGTATCGAAAAGCTTGTTAGCTCTGCTAAGCAAAAGCTTGAAGAGCTTGATGCTGCTGGCCGAATCGGGGGTAAACAAGAAGATGATGACCTTCCTTTCGCCCCCGAAGAGCTTATGACGAAGGACACCACTCCATTGCCCGTAGGAGGCCCTCCAATGATGAATGAGGGCGGTCTTGTTACAGGGTGGGACAGTGTACTAGGTCAGAACCAAGAAGCTGTAGACCCTATTACAGGGCTTCCTCTGTGGCTTACAACAATGCAACGACAGAACGAGACGGCAGCTGCTCAGCCAGCTCCTCCGCCTCCACGTCCTGTTCAGCAAAATGCCCCGCAGTTTGTCCAGAACGCTGTCCAACCTGTTGACCAAAAAGACGACAAGCCTGAACCTGTAAGAGCAGGAACAGCCCAACGTATGAACCAATGGTCTGCTGATGACTTTGCTTCTTATGTTGACCAACGTCAAGGGATGGGAGCACGTCTCGCACAAGGTATTGCCACCCTTTCTCCTCTTGGGGTAATTGGTGGTGGATTGGTTAACAGAGCACGTAGGTCAACGGACGAACGAGCAGCTGAAGCTATGCAAGGGATGATCGAAACAGGTAAAGACCTGCAAGGAAATCCTCTTAGCACAGCACAGCTTGACAAGCTTCGTTCTGGTCTTAAAACGATGGAAGAAAATCCCATTCGTGGTGGAGTGGGGATTAGTGGGGCTGCTCGTAACATTGCAGAGAACGTAGGGTTGATTCGTCCTCGTGAAGGAGAAAAGCCTCGGGAGAGTTTGATTGACCGAGCTATTGACTTCATTACTGGTCGAAGCACCTCTGCAACTACAACAACCCCCATTGTGACCCCAAGAACTGTAAGACCCTTTGCCCCCTCTTCAACAGCAAGCTCCTCTCGTCCCGCTCCTAAGTCCACTGCGTCCACCTCAAGTACAACATGGTATGATTCTCCCGGTGCAAATCGAGATGATGATGACGGAGCATTGGCTCCTTCTTCTAGCCCCCGGCCAAAAGCTAACCCAACTCGTTCAAGCAGCTCATCAAGTAGCTCATCTAAAAGTTCGTCAAGCAGTCCATCTAAAAGTTCTGCAAGCTCGGGTAGCTCAAGTAAATCAACAAGCTCGTCTAACCCAGCCTCTGCCGGAGGTAAAGTTGGTAACCCAAGAGGCGGTCGCTAACTTTTAACATAATGGCCCACCCATCTAAAAT